CCAGAACTAAGAGATGAAGCAAGTCAAAACAATATTTCAGTGGCTGAATGAGATAACTCTCTATAAATCCTCTCCTGAAGAGTTTTCACAGGAATCGTGGGATAAATGGAATTCTTACATGATACATAGATATTTATCTATGGATATAGATTACATAGACATTGTAAATTATGTTCAAAAGATTAATCCACAAAGTAAGAAACAAATTTATACTATTTACAAAGAAATGATTCCAAAGAAAAAAGTTTACCTCAAGTATGTCAAAAACGAAAACAAAAAGAATTATAAAGAATTAGCTGAATATATAGCCGACTATTTAGAATGTGGTTTAGGTGAAGCTGACGAATACATTCCTATTTTACAGGAACATGGTATTAGAGGTATCCTTTGGAAGATGGGGGTAGAAGAAGAAGAAACAGAAAAGTTAATAAAAAAAGCAGAGTTATGAGCAAATTAGTAGATATGCTTTATAAATCAGCAGAAGCTGATAAATCTAAAGCATTACTTACCCTAGAAATACTAGGCAAACACCCCNCAGGTATTGGAGATCATTCAACAGAAGATTTTTATAGAAATGCTGAGGAAGCACTTTCTATGTTAGCGGATGCTGATGATAGATTAGAAGCAATTGGTAAATATTTAATGGAAAAAAGAGTTATTTAATTTAAAAAATTAGTTATGGATTGGGAAACTACAAATACAGGAAATATTTCTGTCAATGATGAACTAACAAATACAGGAAATATTTCTGTCAATGATGAACTAACANTCAAATATGGTAAAACAGCTACCGACTTCCTTAAAGAGGAGTATCCTACTATTTATGCTGGCTATATGGCTGTCATGGAAGAGCAGTTGGAGCTATTTAGCAAAAAACATCTTGACTATGGTATGCACAATATTACTGCTGGTACTTCTCTTAATACTGAAGATGAAAGGGAATTTGCTCTTGCTGGATTATGGTATAGAATGAGTGATAAGATTAATCGTTGGAAGAATCTAATTATCAAAAATAGAGGCCCACAGAATGAAACAATTATTGATACTTTCCAAGATATATGTAACTATGCTATTATAGCTCAGTTAGTGGAAAGAAAGTTATGGAAAAAATAAGTTTTGGCTAAAAAGAAAGCACCTTTAATAGTAAGGGAAATCCAAAAAAATAAACCAGAACCGGTTAATTTTGCTTATGAGAAAAATATCTCATATTCCCAACTATCAATGTATTCGCAATGTCCCAAAAAATGGGCATTGCAGTACAGAGATGGGCATAAAGTTAGAGAACAAAGTATTCATATGACTTTTGGTACTGCGTTACATGAGACACTACAAATGTATCTTGATGTTATGTATAACGAAAGTGGTGTAGCTGCTGATAAATTAGATTTAGAAGGTGACTTTGAAACTCGATTAAGAGAAGAATATTCTAAGGCTTACAAAACAAATAATAACTCTCATTTCTCAGATGCTGTTACTCTTCGAGAATTTTATTCTGATGGGGTAGAAATTATAAATTACCTTAGAAAAAATAGAGGTAAATATTTTTCAAAACGTGGATGGTGGTTAGTAGGTTGTGAAGTCCCAATTGTGATTGCACCTAATCCGCGGTTATCACGCGTTAAATACATGGGCTTCCTTGATGTCGTGATGTATAATGAAAACACAAATAAATTCATTATAATCGATATAAAAACATCTACACGTGGTTGGAATGATAAGGCTAAAAAAGATAAATCTAAACAACATCAGTTAGTGTTGTATAAAAAGTTTTTTGCTCAACAATATAATTTCCAATTGATGATATTGATATTGAATTCTTTATTGTAAAACGTAAATTATATGAATCTCAAGATTTTGTAATTAAACGTATCCAACAATTTAGACCACCTTCAGGTAAAACTTCAGTTAATAGAGCAACTAAATCATTAAATGAATTCTTAGATAATTGTTTTACATCTGAAGGGTACAATGAAAAAGATATGCCCGAAACTCCAAATAATAATTGTAAATGGTGTCCTTATTTTAAAACTCATTTATGTTCTTCTACTTTCGAAGAAAAATAATATACGTATATAAGTAAATATAAAACAAACGTTATGGCTAAAAAAGATTTAACATTAACATCAGTAAAGATTAAAAGTGATTTATTCAATGAATTTAAAATTGAGTGTGTAAAGCGTAAGTTTTCATTCCAAAAACTTGCCGATCGAGCTATTTATCATTATTTAACTGATGAAAATTTCCGTAAACTTATACACAACACCCAAAATATAGATATCCCTAAAGAAGATTAATTTTTCTCTAGACTTCTATAGATTTCTATATATGTATAATCGAATGAAAGATTTAAAAAACATACAAATTAGTAAAAATATCTGGGAACAATTGAAAAAACATTGTTCTGAGGAAGGATATTCTATTAAAGGGTATGTTGAAAAGTTAATCAAGCACGATATGCAAAATGGAGAAGAAGATAAAAATATATTACCTTCATCGAGGGAATAATATTCCTTTCTATGTAGGGAAAACCATAAAACCTTCTGTAAGATTGAGTCAACATATATTTTCTTTTAAAGATAAAAATATTGAAATGGTTTTATTAGATAAAGTTGATAAATCTGAATGGAAATTTTGGGAGAAATATTGGATAGAACAACTCAGGTATTGGGGGTTTGTTTTAGAAAATAAAAATAACGGGGGAGGGGGACCTAAAGAAGGAATCCCAAAACCCGAAGGATTTGGTGTTGGAAGAACCCATAGTGAGACTACTAAGCAAAAAATTAGTAAAGCCAATAAAGGGAAGAAAGGCCCTTTAGGTTATGTAAGAAGTAAAAAAACTAAACAGAAAATTAGTAAAGCCAATTCAAAACCCAAACCTCAGGGATTTAGTCAAAAAATAAAAAATCTAAAACAAAATACTCCAAACATTAAATCTCGAAAACCCATCCTCCAATTCAATTTAGAAGGTAATTTTATAAAAGAATGGGATGGTGCAATAACAATTAAAAAAGAATTGGGAATTAATAATGTTAGTGTTATGCAGTGTTGTAAAGGAATTATTAAAACCTCTAACAATTACATTTGGAAGTACAAAAATTAAATTGTACATTAAATAAAAATAAATAAGTTAATAAATGAAAGAAGGTTATATTCCTAAAGAGCAGAGAAAAAACATTCTCTTGCTTACAGATGATATTCGTTTCCCCTCAGGTGTGGGGCACATTGGAAAAGAAATAGTACTCAATTCAGCTCACCATTACAATTGGGTAAATTTAGGGGGTGCTATGAAACACCCTGATGAAGGAAAAAGGATAGATATTAGTGAAGACGCTAATCAATTACATGGAATAGAAGATGCCAGTGTAATAATTCAACCCAATTCAGGATATGGTGATGCCGATAAAGTAAGGGCATTAATTAAAGAGTTTAGTATTGATGCCATTTTCTTAATTACAGATCCACGTTATTTTACCTGGTTATTCCAAATTGAAAACGAAATTAGAAAAACAATGCCTATTGTTTATCTTAATATTTGGGACGATTATCCTGCTCCTGCTTATAATAGTGCATTTTATGAATCATGTGATGCTTTATTTGGAATTTCTAAACAAACAGTAAACATTAACAAGATTATACTAGGAGATAAAGCAGAAGGTAAAGTCATTAAATATGTACCTCATGGTTTAAACCATAATGTATTTAAACCTATCTCAGAAAAATCTCCCGATTATAAGAATTTCAAAGATTTTAAAAATCAAATAACAAAAACAGATCCTGAATTTGTTCTATTTTATAATTCTAGAAATATTCGTAGAAAACAAGTTTCTGATACTTTACTAGCTTGGAAATATTTTATAGACCAATTACCTAAAGAAAAACAAGATAAAGTTAAATTTGTACTTCATACTGAAATATCTAGTGATCATGGTACTAATTTAATGGAGGTTAAGGATTATTTATTTGGAGAAGATTATGAAGGTATTCTATTTTCAACTAATAAAATTTCCCCAATTCAATTAAATTACCTTTATAACATAGCTGATGCTCAAATCTTACTTACCTCAAATGAAGGGTGGGGATTATCACTTACAGAAGCTATATTAGCAGGTACTCCTATTATAGCAAACGTAACAGGTGGTATGCAAGACCAAATGCGTTTTTCAGTTAAGGGAAAATGGTTTACCCCAACTGCAGATTTACCTTCAAATCATACGGGTGCAATTAAAGAACATGGTGAATGGGCATTCCCAGTATTCCCAACAAATCGTTCATTGCAAGGTTCTCCACAAACCCCTTATATTTGGGATGATAGGTGTAAACCTGAAGATGCAGCTATGCAAATTAAAAAACTGTATCATATGACTCGTGAAGAAAGAAAAACATTAGGTTTAAAAGGACGTGAATGGGCTACAAGTGAGGAAGCTGGATTTACAGCTGAAATTATGACTCAAAGAGTAATTGAAGGGATAGATCAAACATTTGAAGAATTTACTCCTAGAAAAAATTACGAATTTGTAAATGCCAATGAATTTAAAAAACCAACTATCCAACACAATTTAATTTACTAATATGAAAAATAGTTTTGTAATAAGTTGCCCCATTGATACCTATTCAGGATATGGTGCCAGAAGTAGAGATTTGGTAAAAGCTATTATCGAATTAGACAAGTATGATGTTAAAATTTTACCTCAAAGATGGGGTGGTACACCTTGGGGTTTTATAGAAGAACATAAAGAGTGGCACTTCCTAAAATCACACTTGTTGGAATTTGGTAAACCTCTTTCAACACGCCCTGATATTTGGGCTCAAGTCACCATCCCAAATGAATTCCAACCCGTAGGACAATATAATATTGGGTTTACTGCTGGAATTGAGACTACAGTTCCCAACCCAAAGTGGATTGAAGGGTTGAATAGAATGGATTTAAATTTAGTTTCCTCAAATCACTCAAAGAAAGTATTTGAAGATGTAAATTTTGAGATGAAAGATCAAAATACACAACAAGTCCAACAAGTAATTAAGCTTCAAAAACCTGTTGAAGTTTTATTTGAAGGAGCGGATCTAACTAAATATTTTCCTGATAATAGACCTTGTATGATTGATTTTAATGTTAAAGAATCATTCGCATACTTGTTTGTAGGACATTGGATGAATGGGGATATGGGTGAGGATAGAAAGAATGTTAATTTATTAGTAAAAGCATTTTATGAGACATTTAAAAATAAAAAGAAAAAACCTGCTCTTATTTTAAAAACTAGTGGTGGTACTTCTTCTTATATGGATCGAGATTCTATTCTAAATAAAATTTCTCAAATTAAAAAAACAGTAAATTCTAAAAATCTACCTAACATTTACTTACTCCATGGAGATTTTAGTGATGAAGAAATGAATTCACTTTACAACCATTCTAAAGTAAAAGCTATGATTAGTTTAACTAAAGGAGAAGGATTTGGTAGACCATTACTTGAATTTAGTTTAACTAAAAAACCCATTATTACAACAGGTTGGAGTGGTCATATTGACTTTTTAAAACCAGAATTTACTACCCTTCTACCAGGTGAATTAAAACCAGTACATCAATCAGTAGTAAACGATTGGATTATTAAAGAATCTAGTTGGTTTAATGCTGATCACGGTCATATTGGACATCACCTAAAAAATATGTTCGAGAATTATAAAGAATACGTTGATGGAGGTAAACGTCAAGCGTATCATTCCAAAACTAATTTTAGTTGGGAACAAATGAGAGATAAACTAGGAAAATTATTTGAATCTAACATCACAGACATCGCCCAACAGGTCCAACTACAATTACCTAAATTAAAGAAAATAGAATTACCTAAATTAAAAAAAATAAATGGATAATTTAACAATATGCGATAGATGTGGTAGTGATGCTTGCTACGTTCAAGAAGTAAATAACGAAATTAAAAACTATATGTGTTATGGTTGTGGTTTTGTTACTAATACTGTAATGACTAAAGATTCACAATTCCTAGAAGAACAAATGGAAACATTACCAGAGCTTTATAAAGAACTCTTAGGAGAAGATGAAGATACAGGTATGGTTTGGATGCCTAACACAGTAAACATTCCTAATAAAGGAATGGTGTTTGCCGATGGTTCTAATGCCTCTAATTGGAGGTGGGCAGGTGTTAAGGCTGTTAAAATGGATGAAGAAGAAAAATCTAAATTTAAAGAAAAAGGTAAAGACTTTGAGTATAAAATGGATATGACTACAATAAAACACTTTGAGGAACGTGATTTTATGGAGGCACTTTCTTATATTGGAGTATTACCTGAATAAAATATTATGAAAATAAGTTATGCTATCCCTGTTTGTAATGAGATAGAAGAAATAAAACGACTATTATCATTTTTGATTGAAAATAAAAAAGAAAAAGATGAAATCGTTATCTTTTATGATGAAATCAATGGTACTACAGAAGTTAGAGAATATTTAAAATCTATAGTATCAGGCCACACATATACTCCAATTGAAGATTACCCTATTAGATGGTACTCATATGATTTTGATGGGGATTTTGCTAAAATGAAAAACCAATTAAATGAAATGTGTACTGGAGATTATATCTTCCAGATCGATGCTGATGAGATGGTTACTGAATTTTTAATTGATGTATTGCCCCAAATGATTCAATTAAATCCTCAAGTTGATTTATATAGAATTGCTCGTGTAAACAAAGTAACAGGATTAACCCCAGAACACATCCAAAAATGGGGATGGATGGTTGATAGTAGAGGTAGAGTAAATTGGCCTGATGTACAATGGAGAATTTATAGAAATGATCCTAGAATTAAATGGGAAGGTAAAGTTCATGAAAAAATAACTGGATATAATACACATTCTATATTACCTTTAGAGGAGGAATGGGCACTTCAACATATAAAAACTATTGAGCGCCAAGAAAAACAGAATGAATATTACGATACTTTATAATGATAACTTATAGTAAAATAGGTCATTTTGGTAGATTAGGAAATCAAATGTTTCAATTTGCCGGGACTTATGGAATAGCTAAAAAACTAGGTTACAATGTAAGTTTTCCTATAGAAAATATAGATGAAACAAAAAATGAACATTTTTTAGATGGTATAAGTAGAGAATGTATTTTTGATATACCAAAAGTATTTAAGCTAAATGATAAAATTTTAAAACCTAAAGAAGAAATTCTATCCCAAGTACAATATACTATACCTGAACCTCATTTTCATTATAGTGAGGAATATCTAAATATTCCTGATGGGTGTGATTTACAAGGTTATTTCCAAAGTGAAAGATATTTTAAACACGTAGAAGAAGAAATTAGAGAATTATTCATATTTAAAGATGAAATAAAAAAAATATCTAATAAATTATTTCCTATATTAGAAAATGAAACAGTTTCTATCCATTTAAGAAGAGGAGATTATGTTGCTCTTTCTAATTTTCATCCTGTATGCTCTCTTGAATATTATAATAATTCATTACAACACTTTACAGACAAAAATTACCATTTCATCATATTTTCAGATGATATACAATATTGTAAACAATTATTTGGAAATCAAGAAAATCTTCATTATATTAATAATATAGATCCTTACATTGATATGTGTTTAATGTCAATGTGTGATCATAATATAATAGCTAATAGTTCATTTAGTTGGTGGGGGGCTTATTTGAACAAAAATAAAAATAAACAAGTGATATCTCCTAAACAATGGTTTGGGCCTGCTTATCAAAACACTAAAACTGATGATTTATATTGTAATAATTGGATAAAAATTTAATATGACTAGAGAACTTGTTGTGGCTGCTTATGATAAAGATGTTTCATGGGTAAACCAATTAGATAAAAATATTAAAATTACTATATATCGTAAAGGAAATGTTATAAATTCTAATAATGATGAAATAATTATCACCCCCAATGTGGGTAGATGTGTTCATACTTTTTTTAGACATTTATATGTTAATTATGATAATTTAGCCGATATAACATTTTTTGCTCAAGATTATCCTTTTGATCATTGGGAAGATATAATTCATGTTATAAACAATAATTTAGAAGACAAAAAATGCCAACTTCAAATAGGAGGATATTTCGGATTCCATTTTAATACAATACAAACCCCATCTGAAAAAGGAGGAGTAATGTGGAAGTTATATCCTACTCATCATCATGGAAAAGGTAATGTATTAGTATGTTCTAGTAATGGTTACCCCCATGATAAGAACCCTAATTTAAATGTAAATAAATACTGGAAACATATCTTTTTAGAAGGTTTACCTGATGAAGATGGATTTTATGAATTTATTCCTGGGGGACATTTTGGCATTACTAAAAATCATGTTCATTTAAGATCTAAAAAAGTTTATGAACAGATTGTTAATTTTTTAGAAAAAGATCTAAGTGCTCCTTGGATGATTGAAAGACTTGAATGTTATATTTTCAACCCAAAATACACAACTAAATTTTAAATTATGAAAAAAATATGGTACGCACCCTATAAATTTGAATCCTATGGGGACGAAGAAATCAAAGCAGTAGAACAATCTTTAAAATCAGGATGGTTAGGGGGTCAAGGTCCTAAATCGGTAAAGTTTGAAAAAGCTATTGCTAAAAGATTTAGCAAAAAACATGGAGTTTTTGTTAACTCTGGATCCTCAGCTTGTTTATTAGCTATCGCAGCATTAGATTTACCTAAAGGAAGTAAGATTATTACACCTGCTTGTACTTTTGCCACTACATTAGCTCCCATTATTCAGCTAGGATATAAACCAGTATTTGTTGATGTAGATTTAACTTCTTATCAAGCAAATATAAAACAGATTATTGAATCTATTACTCCTCAAGTAAAAGCATTAATGTTACCTAATTTAATTGGTAATAAACCTGATTGGGCCCTTATCAAACAAGAACTTAAATTATTAGGCAGAGAGGATATTTATCTAATTGAAGATTCAGCTGATACAATTACCAAAACCCCAGAAACTGATGTGGCCACAACTAGTTTTTATGCTTCGCATGTTATCACAGCAGGGGGTGTAGGAGGTATGGTTATGTTTAATGACCAAAAACATGTTACAAAATGTTTACAATACCGTGATTGGGGTCGCTTAGGAAATGACTCAGAAATTGTGGATGATCGTTTTAACCATAGTGTTGATGGTATTCTATATGATCATAAGTTTTTATATAGTGTATTAGGTTACCATATGAAAGCATGTGAAATGAATGCTGCTTTTGGTTTAGTCCAATTAAAACGTTTTGAGAAATTTTCCCAAATTCGTAGACAAAATTTTGAAAGATATTTAAAAAATTTAGAAGGTATAGGTGATTTAATTCTTCCTGATGATAGTATTAAACCCAATTGGCTAGCAATCCCACTTCAAACCGGTGATAGAATGGCTTTATTAACGTTTTTAGAAGAAAATAATATCCAAACAAGAGTCACATTTGCTGGTAACGTAACACGTCACCCCATTTATAGAGAATATTTACAAGAATTTAAAAATTCAGATAAAATTATGAAAGATGGGTTTTTATTAGGAGCACACCATGGTATGACTATTGAGGACGTAGATTATGTATGTGATAAAATTAAAGAGTTTTTTAATAAATGAATCCCGTAATTTTAGGAAATGGAATTTTAGGAAGTAGACTAAACCAAGAAACAAAGTGGGATATTTTATCACGTTCTATTAATGGTTTAGATTTAACTGACATTAATACTTGGGGTCATTTATTACTCCCATATGATACTATAATCAACTGTATTGCCCATACTGATACTTATGATGAATCTAAAGAAATTCATTGGAATGTAAATTATAAAGCAGTATCTCAATTAGTAGAATATTGTAATAATCACAATAAAAAACTAGTTCATATATCAACTGATTATGTCTATACTAATTCCTTAGGAACTCCTAATGAAGAAGAAATCCCAGTTCATCAACCTACATATTACGCCTATACTAAATTATTAGGTGATAGTTTTATTGAATTAAAATCAAAAAATTACTTAATATTAAGAGGTACACATAAACCAAACCCATTCCCTTATGAAGGAGCCTGGGTAAATCATTTAGGTAATTTTGATTATATTGATGTAATAGTAGATTATTATATTAAATTAATAAAAAAAGATGCTAAGGGTTTATTTAATGTAGGTACTAAGTTTAAAAGTATGCATCGCTTAGCAAAACAAACTAACCCCAATGTTAATCCTATTTACACTAACAATATTAAAGTACCTTTAGATGTAAGTATGAATATTTCAAAATTAAATAAATTTTTAGATAATGAGTAAACCTTTTCTAAGTATTTGCATCCCTACTTGGGAAATTAAAGGAAATGGAGTTAATTATTTAAACTATTCCCTTAATCTCTTAGCTCATCAAACTTTTAAAGACTTTGAAATAGTAATATCAGATCATAGTACAGACAATGAAATCAAAAACCACTTGGAATCTTGGAAGGAGTATTTAAATATTAAATATATTCTCTGTGAAACAGGAAGAGGTTTAATTTCCCCTAACCTTAATAATGGGTTACACCATTGTTCAGGGGAATATATTAAAATCCTCTTTCAGGATGATTTTATGTATCAAGTAGATTCTTTACAAAAAATAGTTAATCAATTACAAAATAAAAATGTTAAATGGTTGATTACTGGATGTGCCCATACTAAAGATATGGAAACTATATATGATATAATGGTTCCTTATTATCATGATAAAATCTATCAAGGAATAAATACTATTAGTTGTCCTTCTGTACTTACTATAAAGAATGATAAAGATTTAATTTTATTTGATGAAGATTTGAATTGGTTAGTAGATGTTGATTATTATAAAAAATGTTACGATAAATTTGGTTTACCCACAATAGAACCCACCATTTGTATAATTAATAGACAAGCCGAAATAAGAGCTACTAATTTAATCCAAGAAGAAAGAAAACAAAAAGAATTATCTTTAATGCTTAATAGATACCAAAAACAATTAGATTTATCTAATGTAACTCTACTAGCAATGACCTCAGTTAGATTAGAAGAACATATTAAAGCTTTAGAATATAGCTCTAAAAATATAAAATTTGGAGCAATTAAATTAATCTCAGATACTAAACCTTCATCCCTCCCTAGTAATATTACTTATGAGTTTATTGAACCTATGGAAAATATAGATGATTGGAATTACTCAATGATTTATAAATTAGGAAAGTATGTTGATACTGAATATGTTTTAATAATACATGATGATGGATTTATAATTAATCCAAATTCTTGGAGAAATGAATTTTTTAATTACGATTATATAGGGGCGCCTTGGCCTATACCCAATGATAATTATTCTTATAGAGATATAAATGGAGAATTAATAAGAGTTGGAAATAGTGTATCCCTTAGAAGTAAAAAACTAATTGATTTACCTGTAAAATTAAATTTAGAATGGAAACCTTTTCATGGTTATTATAGTGAAGATGGATTTTTAACAGTTAATTATAGACATATTTTTAAAGAACATGGTTGTATATATGCTGATATTGATATAGCTAAATATTTTTCTCATGAAACTTCTTTACCGGAAACCCAAGATATAACTCCTTTTGCGTTTCATGGTAAAAATAGTCCTTATAGAAATCTTATAAAATAATAGATAAAATGATAACTACTCAATTACATTATGGTCAAGGTCTTGGTAATCAACTATTTTGTTATATAACTACTAGGTGTATAGCTGCAGATAAAGGGGTTGAATTTGGGTTGGCCGGAATAGAAAATTTAGGGGATCAAAGATATAATGATAAGGGTTTGTATTTTATGGATTTATATTTAGGAGAACCTGTAAATGAATCTAAAATTACAAACCATTATACTGAAAAAGAACTGAGATTAAAAACAAATGTTAGTCACCATGATTCTACCTTAGGGTGTGATATTAGAATGTATGACCCCCAATTAGTATCAATCCCTGATAATACAAAATTAGAAGGTATTATGCAATCTGAAGATTATTTTTATCATCGTAAAGATGAAATAAAACAATGGCTTAAACTAAAACCTGAACATGACTGTTATGATTTTAGCCATGACAACATTTGTGTTATTAATTTTAGAGATTATAAAGGTAGTGATGAATTATTTTTAAAAAGAGAATATTGGGTAAATGCCATTAATCACATGCTTAATATTAATCCTAACATGCAATTTTTAGTTATTACTGAAAATCCAAGTGTAGCTAAAGAAATGTTACCTGAATTAACTGATAATATATATCATTTTGATGTAGGGAAAGATTATTCAATTATTAAAAACGCTAAATGGTTAATCTTATCAAATTCCAGTTTTGCATTTTTCCCAGCATGGACTAGTGATACAGTTAGAATGATAATAGCTCCTAAATATTGGGCTCGACATAATGTATCTAATGGTTATTGGGCTACTAGCTATAACTTATACAGAGATTGGTTTTATATGGATAGAAATGGGGTACTATTTTCATATGATGAATGTAAACGTGAATTAGACCATATTATTAAAGAAAATCCTCAAATTTATAAATTATGATTTACGATATTTTTACTTTTTTTAATGAACTAGAATTATTAGAAATTAGACTTGAAATTTTAGATCCTGTAGTAGATAAATTTGTAATTATAGAATGCAATGAAACTTTCTCAGGAAACCCAAAACCTTTATATTTCGATCAAAATAAAGATCTTTTTAAAAAATGGGAACATAAAATTATTCACTATGTAACTACAAACCCTATTAGTGATTATAAAGATTTACAAAATCGTTTACTTGATCCTAATATTAGTAAACTAGATGAAAATATTATCTTTAATAACTTAACAACACCTAACGTTCCCCAAGGAGAAATACATTGGTTAAAAGAATTTTTCCAAAAAGAATGTATCAAAAAGGCATTAATTCATCTAAATGATAATGATATTTGTTTTATAGGAGATTTAGATGAAATTTGGAATCCCAACCAATCTTATGATATAGATAACACTAGTATATACAAACTAAAACAAATAGTCTACTCGGGACACATTAATACTAGATCCTCTGAAGATTGGGCAGGTACTTTAGTTACTAGATATAAAAATATTAAAAATTCTTGTTTAAACCATTTAAGAACCCCTGGACGTACTAAATATACTTATATAGAAAATTCGGGATGGCATTTTAGCTTTATAGGAGGTCCTGAAAGGGTTAAGATTAAATTAGAATCTTATGGACATCAAGAGTATAATAATAAAGAAACTAAAAATCAAATTAAAGAAAGGTTAGATAATGACTTGGAAATATTAGGAAGACCCTTTATCTTAACTCAAGATGAAGAAAATTTACCACAATATCTAAAAGATAATAAACAAAAATATCAACATTTATTCAAGTAAAATTTATGATAACTTTTTGTATCCCTAGTAAAAATAATTTACGATATTTAAAAACTTGTATTCCTTCTATTGAATTAGGATCGCATTATAAAACAAATGAAATATTAATATTTGTAGATCAAGATAATGATGGTACTGTTAAATGGTTAAAAGAAAATAATATTAAATATATCCTAAACACTGAACCAGAATGTAAGGGAATTGGATATGCTTATGATATAATGTTTAAAGAAGCTAAATATGATTTAGTAATAGCATTTCATGCTGATATGATTTTAGGTTATGAAGCTGATTTGCATTTATTAAACCACTATAAACCCCAATCTGTAGTATGTAGTACTAGAATTGAACCCCCACTACACCCACCAGGACCTGAAAAAATAGTTCAAGATTTTGGTTTATGGCCCGAAGAAATTAAATGGGATAAATTTAATGATTTTGTTGTTAAAACTTCTAAAGAAAATAAAGGTAAAATAACTAGATCATCATTTGCTCCTTGGTTAATAAATAGAAATGACCATCTAGGGCACGATCCTATTTTTCTCTCAGTATTTGAAGATGCCGATTTATTTAGAAGATTTAAATTAGCTGGTTATAAGACTATTCAAGTTTGGTCTAGTTTAGTTTATCATTTAACTTGTCGTGGTGGACAGTTTGAGCATGCCAAAGAGACTAAAGACTTAGTTAATAAATCTCAAGAATGGCAACAAAAAAATCAAATATCGTTATTAGAATATATTAGAAAATGGGGTGGCTTTTTTAAAGAAGATGGCCCCTGTGAACCTAGACCCAATAAAAAATATGATGTTGGTATAAAAATAACCAATTGTACAGAAGATTTATTATCATTAGAACCATATTTTAATAACTTATCAATTGATATAGATTATAAAGATTATGTTAATTATCATCAACCATTTTCAAAATTTGATTTAACATCTAAATTTATTACCTCTTTAAATAATAATGTAATTTTAGAATTTGATACTAAGTTAGGAAATTCACAAGAACTTAATCATATTATTAATAATATAGAAGATATCATGACTCAAGTTGAAGAAGATAGCAACTACGAGTTTGGTTCCATTAAATTAAGAGTAAATAAAATAGAAATTAAAAATCCAAAAATAAAACTAATATGATTACCCTAGTTATACCAACATATAACAATCTACAACACATAAAAAACGCCTATACCTCAGTTAGAAAACTTTACCCTGAATTAGAATTAATATTATTAGATGATGGTTCAACTGATGATACTAAAACTTGGCTAGATGAATTAGAAGATGATTTTGTAATTAAATACAGAAGTGAAGAAAGGGTAGGACACACTATTTTATATGATGTGGGGATTGATATGGCTACAAATGAAATTGTAGGTATAATGCATGCTGATATGATTTTAGGACCTAATTACATTGAAAATGTTCTAAAACATTTAGAAAAAGGTAAAGTAGTTTGTGCAACTCGTATTGAACCACCTTTACACCCTGAAGGTAAAGAAAAAATTATTCGTAATTTTGGGATGGATTTTAATGATCTTGATATTGGAGCATTTGAAGAATTTGTTCTAAAATCTCAAAACGAATATAAAGACCAAACTACAAAGGGTATGTTTGCCCCTTGGGTTATTTATAAAGATGATTTTCAATCTATAGGAGGACATGATCCAGGCTTTGCTCCTTTTCCTTATGAGGATAGTGATATTTTTCAAAGATGGATTTTAGCTGGATATGAATTAATCCAAAGTAGAGATGCTTTTGTATATCATTTAACTTGTAGAGGTCATAGATGGAATAAACAAGTAGGAGTAAATGATAATTATTTTGAAATAGCAGAAAAAAAAGCTAGAGAGTATTATATTCGTAAATGGGGAAGTTGGATCCAAAATGACCAAAACCAATACCCTATCATCACCCCCGTATATAAAAAAGGTGTTATTATTAATAATACAAATCCCCAATTAACAGAGGCTTTAGAACCTTGGTTTAACGATGGTGGTCTTGCATATCAAGATATTATAGTTGAGGTTGATGGTAATACTTTTACTCAACAAGACTTCCAAATCATCCAACAACTAAATGATATTGTTAAAGATAGTGGGCAAATAGGTAAATTTGAATTAGGTAACTTAAAAATCACTATTAATTCATTGAAAGAATACCAGAATGAACTAATTAAGATAAATGAAAAAACCTCTACAAAATAAATTTGGTAAGGGTTTAGATATAAAAGAATCCCCCAAAACCGAAGCCGAACGTGAAGAAGCTCTATTTATAGATACAGTAGAGACATTAGAGCACATTTGGTATTCCGAACATGAATTACATAATGATTACGGAGTTGATTTATTAGGATTTTCTCAATATCATTACCACGCAATTGAAAACTTAATTATAGCCAAATACGGTTATGATAAAGCAGATATAATTTGGTGGTGGATATTAGATAGATTTGATGCAGATGGGGAATTATTAAATTTAGAGACTGAAGATGGGAATACTCATCAACTAGAAACACCTAAAGATCTCTGGAAATTTTTAAAAAAGTTGTAATATGCCAAGCGCTAAACCACTTTCAAAAGAACAAATATTGGCGGCAATGTCTCAAACATTGAGTAACAAAGCTGCTGCTCGTTATTTGCATGTATCTTATACACATTATAAAAAATGGGCTAAAACGTATGATGCAACTGAAGATGGATATAATAACCTATTTGAACAACACTTAAATCAATCTGGTAAGGGTATTCCTAAATTTTTAAGAGCAAATGGCCCTGAACCTGCTTTATTAGATATAATTGAAGGTAGAATAGATGCCTCCTCATTTACTCCTGATAAATTAAAATATAGATTAATTACCGAGGGATACTTGAAGGAAGAATGTGCAGTGTGTGGGTTCCATGAACGTAGGGTGAACGATTATAAAATCCCGTTACTCCTCAACTTTAAGGACAAAAACAAAAACAACTACCGTAAAGAAAATACAGAATTACTTTGTTATAACCATTTCTTCCTTCAGGTTGGAGACATATTTACAGATAAACAAATTAAAGGGATAGAAGATCACGTTCCAACTTACAAAAGCGAAGTTGAATGGGAATTAGATTCTTATCAATTACAACAATTAGAGAAGTTAGGATTAGGAGATAAAGATGAAGATGATGATCCTTATAGTTTAGTATCTAGAATATAACTTGCTCAATCCAAATATACTTTTTATATTTATACGTGATGAAGAAGCCACGTAAAAGCAAATTAGCACGTAAACAACGTAAACATAATAAATTGGTAAATGATTATAGTAATCAAAAATCCAAACACTTAGAAAAACTAGCAGATAAAATGTTAGAGGATCAAGAAAAGTTAGATAAATTACGTAATAAAAAAACAGACGGTAAATTTTTAGATTTATTTTAATGATTAAAGTAATTAAAGTTGAGACAGTAGAAGAATTTGAAGAAATGCTTCAAGAACAAGATTTAGAAATATCTAGGGCTATTATAAAAGTTGCTCTAAAAAATCTTAATAGCAAAAAGCGTTTTATTCCTATTTTAGAAGTACACGTTAAAGAGGATGATAATATTTTTGATATCACTTTGGATAGAAACGATATGCTTAATACCTTAGAACAAAATTTAGAAATCCACGAACGCAATGAAGATTATGAAGGTTGCGCTCGAATAGTAAAAGCAATAAAACAATTAAAATCAAATGAGTAACACAAGCGCAAAACAACGTTATCAAGCATTTACAGAATGGCACGAATGGGCTAAAATGAAATACCCTTCATTCCGTAAAAAGAAACAAAAACCAAGAACCCCCACTTTTAGTGAATATGGTAAATAGTTATACTACCCTCCAGCTCATCCAAATGATGACTGATGATGATTTTATATATTTAATGGAAACTGATCCTTATTATGTAGAGTCAATGTGTATTTCTCTTACTATAGAATTAAATTCAAGAAAACAAAAATTACTTAATTAGATATTTGGAAGCCCGAGAGGGCTTTCTTATATTTATATCCATGAAAAAGGTAGAGAAAATCATAGTAACACAAGAGGAAATTAGGATGGCTACTCGTCCTAATATCTACCGCAATAAGAAAAAATATTCTCGCAAAGGAAAACGGGATGCTTGGAGAAGCGAGGAATAGTTCGTATATTTACAGGGTAAATGGGGTGAGAGCCCAAAATTAATAAGAGTTATGGAAAATCAGTTAAATTTATTTGAAGGAGTTATTTTGACTCAAGAGCAAGAGCAAATGATTAAAGAGTTCATTGCTAAAAAAGAAAAAAGTTCAAATCGTTCTTTTGAAGAAAATCGTTTGGTTCAAAGCATGTTAGTTGATGCTGGGTTTATTCCAGGTGTTGATTTTAAAAATACATTTGAGACAGTAGTAGTTACTGATGATGAATTGCAGTTAGGTAGGAGTTGGATGGATAATGAGTTTACAGCTAAAAATATTACTTATGTTAATACTAAAGGTGGTATTAGTTTGTTGAGTAAGCGTTACGATAAGGAATTAGATAAAGTTGTTGATTGTAACATTGATTACTTCAACCGTGAAGGTGATAAATTCGAATGTGATTATTTGACTGGTAATTACCGTAAAATCAAACCAACTACTTTACTTGCTAAATTGCAAGAGCAACGTGAGCGTGCTGAATATGAAATGAAAGCAAATCGTGAGCGTAATAATGCGTTTAATATTGCTTTGAATGATTTAAACTTCAAATTCCCAGCAGCAGATATTTTTATAATTGATGATTCTAGTGGTTACGGACGTAGTTTCCGTACCTATAAGCGTATTAAAGCCCAATTTAAAAATGGTAGTTACGTTACATTCAGTGTTAATACTGATGGTAGTTACCGAGTTGCTAAAAAATACGATGCTAATTTTGCTGCAATGGATAGTAATGAGGTAATGGAGTTTTTCACAAATCAAAATAAATAATGGCTAAAAAATCTAAATTCCAACTTAATGATCGTGTTAAATCCACTAAATGGATTGGTCAAGTATTTAATATAGTAATGGTTCGAGATAATAGATACGCGATTCAAAATGATCGAATAAGAGCAATAGCAACCCAAAATGAATTAACATTAATATAAAGATAATGGCTAAAAAAGAAAAAGGAGTACTGCATAAAGTATTTGAGAAAGCAAGGGCAGCAGTCAAAGCTGGAGAAAATAATACAGCTCGTGATTTGTTTGATTTCATGATAGTTACAGTGGCAAATGAACGTTTGGATGGAGCAGGTGTCAATGATACAATTGAAGATGTTCGTATTGGGATTTGGCTTGAGAGAGCTTGGTATGGGTTAGAAAATAATAACCTATTATTATAATGAATTTTAGAGCATTAATTATAGGAACCTTTCTATTTTTACTAGGACAAACTCTAGTTTGGTATCAAATAAATGGTCAGTTCATTAGTACTTGGATCAAAGAAAGACCTCTAATAATGTCCTTATTAGGAATACCTATTAGTTATATTTATATTTATGCAACCCAATATACAGTAGTGGCATTTGATGGAAACTTATGGCCACAACGATTAATTGGTTTTTCAATGGGGATGATAGCATTTGCAATTTTAACTTATCTTCATTTAAATGAAACTATAAATATAAAAACTACAATTACATTAATTCTAGCAGCTGCTATATTAGGTATTCAAATATTATGGAAATAAAAATATCTCAAAATTCTAGGGGTAGAGTAAATTACGAAAAATTAATTAAACAAATTAGTAATAATTCTAAACCTGTTATTAAAAATAGAAAATGAAAGATATTAGAACTGCTTTAGAATGGTATGTTATTGATGGTGACGAACATCTTAAAATGAGTTCATTTAGTGATGCTGTTAAATTAATGGAGACAAGGTCACGCCAAAATCCCCCTAGACAGCTTATTATGATGAGTGATAAAGAATATTTAAATTGGGGAAAACGTAAACGTAAAAGAGGTAAAAATAGTTAGTATGAAAAGACGTCGTAAAGTTTTGAATGTAACCTATAGAAAGGATAGTAATACATTTGAGGATTGGATGAAATATGAAGTTGAAATTCTTAATGAAGACGGCTCAACAGAAAAAATCCCAGCATATGGTAAAGATCTTCAAGATGCTCTTTCAAGAGTAGTACACGATTCAAAGGTTAATAAAATTGTACTTAAAACCAAACGTATACCTTCTATGGTATGGGTTGGATTGTGGTTTGGTTATATTGCTGGGTTATGGCAGTATTCAACCACTTTACCTAAAGAATGGGCATCAATTACTTTCTCAATTGGTTTAGTAGCAATAACCTTCACCGTAGGGTACATTTCAAATTGGTTTAGAAAACGTAATAGAGATAAATAGTTATGACTCAACTAATAGCATTAGTATCAGTAATAGGTTTAGCTTACTTTATAGCTAGATTTATTGTTGATGTAATTCGTGGAAAATATCGTTGTTAATATTTGGTTCCCCAAGGTCTCTTTCGTATATTTACAGGGTAAATGAGGTGAGAGCCCAATAAAAATTAAAGGTTATGTTAAAAGTAAATGATTTAGTAGGTGTTTTTGGACGAGGAAATAATACATTCGTTGTTAAGAGAATTCAAGGTAAAAATGTTTTAATTCAAGGTGCTAAAGATGCTACCACTACAGTCCATTTTGATGATTGTATTAAAAAAACATTTACAGTAGTTTAAATAAATAGGTTATGGACATTATGGATTTACGTGATAGTATTGCTCGAAAAGAATTTGATATGGATTATGATCAGTTAGGTCCAAATGAGAAGGAATGGGTTAATGATTCAATTGATTATTTCTTTAGCTAAAAATTTGGCCTCCCAAGAGAGAGTTCGTATATTTACAGGGTAAATGGGGTGAGAGCCCAAAATTAATAAGAGTTATGACAAAGCAAGAAGTTCAAACATTTAGAGGAGATTTCCAGAAAGCAGTTGCTCAATTAGAAGAGCAGTATGGTGTTAACATTTCATTAGGTACTATTCGATTTGATCAAAATGGTCTTCGTGCCACAATGAAAGCCGAAAAAGGTGAGAAAATTATTCGTGCTACTAGAGCCGATTTTAAAATTGGAGAT